TGCTTTGTTGATGTTCTTGTCGTCGATGTCGCTCATGGTCCGCCTGCCGCTTCGGGCTGCTGGCCGGCCGTTCCGCCTGGCTGCTGGCCGGCGACAAGCTGCTTGATTTGTCCCAAAGCGGCCGCGACCGCTTCCTTCTTGCGCATCTTGAGCAGCCCCGAGGTGCGCATCTTGTCGATGAACGTCTTGATGGTCTCGCCGCCGTCGACGTGCAGTTTCCACTCCTCGGGGAACATCTGCCCCAGCATCTGCGCGCACTGCGCGGCGGTCGCGATTTCCTGCTGCTCCGCGGCGCGCTGCGCCGGATTGTAGGGCTGGGTCGAGATCGCGCGGCCCGCCTTGTCGGTCACGCGCTTGATCGTGCCGGCCGCCTCGAGCAGGTACTTGAAGCGCAGGAAGATCGCGCGCGGACCCTCTCTCCAGAACGACATGCCGGGCGTGCCCATGCGGCGCTGCGCGCGCGCGAGCTCGTCAAACCATTGCGCCGCGGTCGGCGGGGTGTCGCCGCTCTGCTCGGGGTAGTCGACGAAGAACAGCTTGCGCAGCCGCTTCTCCATCGTCTCGATCGTGAACATCTCGCGATCGACGTTCGGCTGCTGGTAGATCGCGCGCACCGCGTTCTCGCTGCCGACCCGGATCGGGTAGGCCATGCCGGGCTCGATGCCGTTCTCGACCTCGGTAAAGCTGTCATCCGGAAAGGTGATCGCCGGATTGTAGCTGCGCTCGGTCGCCTCGAGGTATTGCCGCTCCAATTCGTCGACCTGGCGGAATGTCGGGAGCCCTTGCAGCGCGGGTCCGTGCGCCCACGGCCAGTCGGCGGTCGGGTTGAAGCGCATCACGAGGAACGGACAGCAGCCCTCGCCCTTCAATTTGACGTCGTGGATCAGTTCCTCTTTGAACAGCACGACGTGCTGCCAAACCTCGTCGCTGATATCCTCCCAAACGCGCCAGAAGCCCCACGAAATCTGCGAGCGATCGGTCGGCTTCTCCTCTATCGTTTTGCGCGTTTCGGCTTTGATCTTGTTGTAGATGTCATCGCCGAGCAGCGTCTTGACGTACTTGTTGTAGGTGTGACGCACGACGAAGCGGTCATCGATCTCGCCGTCGGGGCCAAGGTTGATCTCCATCTCGCGCATCGGGACGGCGAGGCATTCGATCGGCATATGCGCGAGCCGGCGCTTGATCCACATCCCGGCGCCGGCGATCACGAGGTCCGGATTGAAGGCCTTCGGCAACTCGGTGTAGAGGTTCGACGTCTTGATCGCCTTGAAGATCTGCTGATCCTGCTTTTTGACGTCGTCCTTGATCTGGTCCCAGATCTCCTCGAACCCCTCGCCCGCGGTGCGCTCGCACCAGATTTGCTCCTGCGGCATGTAGGTGTTCGTGACTTCGGTGATGAAGTCGCCGGTGATCAGCGGGCCGAGGTCCGTGTAAAGCTCGGGCTGGTCGGCCATCGGAGCTTGTGAGGGCTGGGTCTGCGAGGAAATCTCCCGCTGCCGCCACGGCGCGAGGAAGAAATACGCCTCCTTGAAATCCAAGATGCGCGTCGACTCCTTCCAGCGCCGCGCCTCGCGCAGCCGGTCGAGCGCGTCTTCCTCAAGCCTTGCTCCTGGTGCCTTGTCCTTGGGTTTCGCCATCAGGACACCAGCAGCGGTGAGCCGGAGCCGCTCCCGGCCATCGACATCTGCTGGCCGTAGCGCGCCAGGATCGAGGCGCTATCCATCTGCGCGATCTGCTGCAGCGAGTTGATGCCGGCCTGATTGGCCTGCGCGGTGGCGGCCGCGACCGCCGGATCAGTCGGCGGCGGGGTGAACACGGGCAGCGGGGCCGGCGTTACCGGCGCGGCGGCGACCGCGGGAAGCACCGGCGCGGGCGGCGCGACATAGGCCGGCGCGGCGAGCGGCGTCGGCGATGGCGGTGACGAGAACAGGCCCATCCTTGCGTCGTCGCGCAGGCGGCGCAGTCTCGCAACGCACTACGCGCGGATCCGACGCATCGTCTTCGGCTTGTGGACCCTGGCGGCGCGCGCCTCGCCGATCGGGCGGCGGCCGGTCATGCGGCGGCCCTCGCCCATGCCGAGGCAGAGATATTGCGTCGCGTCGGACGGATTGGAGTAGCGGCCCTTGTTCGGCTTGAGCTCGCCGGCCTCGTCCTTCTCGTTGAAATATCGCCCCGCCATCGCGACTTTCAGCGTGCGGCATGCCGGCGATAGCACGAAGCGCGGGCGGCCGTCGTACATCTCGTTGAGGATGTTCGCCACCGCATCGACGCGCGCGACGATGCTGTTGCCGATCAGGCCCGGCGGAACGCGGACCTTCATTCCGTTCGTCTCAAAAACCTCGTAAGCCGTCCGATCGTCGGTCTGCGTTTTATCCTGCCCCTTCGGGTCGCCCCAGAACCTGAACTGCTCGAGGTCGTGATCGGGGAAGTGCTGCGCTATGAACCGTCGAACCTTGGGCGCGAACGTCACCGCGCCCTCGTTTTTGCCGAGCAGCTCACGCAGGATCAGCACCCGCTGGTTGACGCCCTGCCCGAAGATCGCCGCCGGTTGGCGCCCGAAGTCGAGCCCGACGTCGATGTCATAATGCGGATTGGGAAGAAGGACCTCGTGCGCGACGTGGGTCTCGACCTTGAACATCGGCCAGACCGGCGAGCCCTCGACCACCAGCACCACGCGCACCATCAGGCGCGAGTCGATGAATGCCTTGGTCTTGCCGGCGCGCTGCTTGACGTAATAATCGTCGTCGAGGTTCTCCAGATTCTCGGCGTGCGGGTTGATGTCGTAGCCGACGACGTGGCCGTGCTCGTCCATCTTCTCGATCAGCGCCGGGGGCTGGAGATGGAAACCCCAATCGTCCGGCCAGTGGCCGAGCGCCTCGGCCTCCTCGTCGGTCAGGCCGGGCGGCAGGTCGACCTGGCCGGTCATGATCGCGAGCCAGTGATCCTCGTCCGGCGCGTTCGCGTCCGCGAAGATCCCGCGCCATGTCGCCCCGCCTTCTTCCTTGGGCGGATAGCGCAGGCGGGTCGTCGCCTCGTCAAACAGCGCCTTGTCGATGTATTGCAGCTCGTTGAACAGGATGCCGGTATATTCCGTCGAACGCAGCTTGCGGATGTCTTCCGGCTTGTCGAGCGCCAGGAAGTCGACCTCTACCCGCACATCGCCGAACCGCAGCGTGTGTGTCGGCGGGACCGACCAGTTCATCCGGCCATAGATGTGCTCCGGCACAATCTCGAGCCAAGTGCGGATCGTCGAGCGCTTCAAATCCGGGTAGGAGTTGCGCACCACCGCCCAGCGCGTTTTGCGCAATCCGTCCAGCGTCGAGGGCCGCTGCTCCTGCGCGTGCCGCATCAACCGCGCGAACAGCACATGGGTCTTGCCGCTGCCGATAGGACCCTCGATCACGTCGACAAAGCGGTTCGATTGCGCGAACTCCGCAAGCCGCGTGCCGCCGCGTATCTTGAATTTACGGCGGCCGTCGTCCTCAGTCATCGTCGACCTCGGACGCAATCCGCACAGCCAAGCGCGCAGCGCCCGAATTCAGCAGGTGGTACTGGTCCGCGGCCACATAGGCGGTCCCGACCGTGCGAGCCTTCCGAACCTCGATCACCGCAAACGCAATCGTCTCGCCGCTGCGCAGCCGCTCGAGCACCTCCTCGGCCAGCTCGATCGCCTCACGGTTCACGGAGGCGGCGGCAAGACCGATCTTCTGAATTCCCGCGCTCATCAGTTCCCACGCGCGCGCAGGATCGGCGAGGCCGGCGCCTCAATCGACTGCGACAAAACCTGCTTGAGCTTGTCGCAGCCGTAATACAGCGAAAGCGGATGCAGCCCGCCAACCGAAGCCGTCGGCTGCCCCGTGTCGAACAGGGCCACAATCCCGACCCCGACAATCTTGCCGGCCCGCGCCATCGCAAGCCCCTGCTCAAACAGCCGGATCACATCCGGATGCCCGAGCGTCTCCGCAACTTTCAGATTTGGCGTGATCATGTCGGCCTCCATGTTAATTTTTGCGGTTGGATTTGAGGGGGTTCAGCACGCGCGCTGCTCCATTCGCTCGGGGCAGTCGATCACGTAGTCGTAGAGGACATGAGGGCGGTCATCTGCGGCGGCGAATGCGTCGGCCTTCTCCTGGGTCGAGAAGATATGCACCACCTCGGGCGCGCCGCCGTCGACGCAAAGAACGCAGTACACCATCATTTTGGCGCCTCCGGCTTCGGCGCGTTGTCCGCCTCCCACTGCCGCTTCGCACGCGCCTGCAACTCGTTCAGCCACGCAACCACCGGCGCCGCGTCCTTGAACGTCAGCCCGTTCAAATACGCCCGCACCGCCGCGTCCTGCTGCGCGTCGACCACAAACGGCACGAAGTCCGGCACCTTCCTCGCAGGCGCAGCATCCTCGGCGTGCGCCGCAACCACCGCCATCACCAAAAAAAATCCAGCATAAATCCGCTTCATCCGCTGTCCCTTCCCGCGATCGGGCCATTCGCCCGTACGAACTCAACCGCCTCGGCAAGACGCATCCGCGCGCAGCCCGCCATCAGGCATTCGTCCGGCGTCGTGCACGCGCGCGAATTCACGCACTCCTGCATCCGAGAGCCCTCAGCCCAGCGCGCCGCAAGATCGTCAACACCAAGCTCATCAGCCGCGTATCCGTCCCCAGGAACTCCGGAGGTCCCCAAAAATACCGACGTCACAGCAGCCTCCCGGTGGTCTGAGCAAATGCGATCGGATCGCGTGCGCCCTTGCTCAGATTGCAGGGCGCGCAGGTCAATTGAAGATTGGAGCGCCGGTTCGACCCGCCCGCGGCGCGCGGGATCACGTGGTCGATGTGGCAGGTCTCGTCGAGCCGAATGCGGCAGTAGGCGCACCGGCCGCGCTGGAGCTTCATCAGGTACGCGCGCCGGCGCCCCGTGCTCTTGCTATCGCGCCCACGTTTGGCAGCCCGGACCTTCTCCGGATTGTGCCGTTTCCACGCGCGTAGCAGTTCCCGCATCCGATCAGGATTGGCGGCGCGCCACGCCTTGCTGGCTCTCCGGCTGGCTTCACGCTCAGCATCGCTCCGAGCTTGATGGCGGGCGCGCTTCGCAACTCTCGCCCTCTCGCGCGACGCCGCCTTCTTCGCAGCACGGGCCGCCTCTTTCGCCGGATGCTCCCGCTCCCGCTTCGTCGTCAAAGCGCGACGATTGATCTCTCGCCGCTTCTCCGGATTGGCAGCGGCCCAGGCTTTCACCTCAGTCCGGTGCTTTTCAGGATTACGATTGCGCCAACGACGCTGATACTCAGCGC